GCTTTAGATTCCGAAGGTAAAGAAATTGAGATAGGGTTCAAAACCTATCGTTCAAAGCAGGGTGCTGATGGAAAAACATCGAATACAATGCAGTACAGTAAAGATATGAGAGATTGTTTTGAGAAGGGCGAGAAACCCTAATGAGAACACAACTACTTTGCACATTCTCTACAAGAGATAGACTTGACGATATCCTCGAACTGATTATAGAGTGTAACGATATTCTATATGATAAGGTCTATGTATTCCAAAATCTATCAGAACCTAATCAGATGATTTGTACCTACAATGTAATGTATGAGGATGACTATGTTGCTGAAGAAATACCAAACACTATTTCATTACATAGAAAAAAACAGACAAACACACTGTATTCAATCAACGCACTAAACGAAGTTATTAGAGACTTGAATGGTGGTGTGTTAGATAAGAAATTTCCTGTACCTTGGGAAGAATACAGAAACTCACTGTTGCTAACAAACGATGTGGGGCTCAATAAGATTCCAACAAAATTACATAAGATTGTAGACACGAAAAACTTCGGAGAGGTCTAAAATAAAATTGTATTTCACATTATCGTGTGATATATATTATAGGTTACAATAGTAACTACTAATTAAAAAATAAATAATAATATAGGAGAATAACAAATGGATATTAGTTCAATTCGTAAAAGACTGAACCAGCTTCAGACAACCAATAATAGGACTTCAAACCTATGGAAACCACAACCAGGAAAACAAGTAATTAGAGTATTACCTTATAAACACAATAAGGAAAATCCTTTCATTGAATTGTTTTTCCATTTTGGCTTGAATAATAAAACCTATCTTTCACCAATCACATTTGGTAGGCCTGATCCAATTGAAGAGTTCGCACAAAAACTCAAAACAAGTGGTAACAGAGAAGAATACCAAATGGCTCGTAAGTTAGAGTCAAAGATGAGAACTTTTGCGCCAGTAATTGTTCGTGGTGAGGAAACGCAAGGTGTTCGTTTTTGGGGATTTGGTAAGACTGTCTATCAAGAATTACTTTCCGTAATTGCAGATCCAGACTATGGTGATATTACTGATCCAGTAAGTGGTCGTGATGTATCAGTAGAGTTTATTACTGCTGAGGAAAGTGGTGCTTCATTTCCAAAAACTTCAATTCGTGTCAAGCCTAATCAGACTCCAATCGTAGAGGATAAGGCACAATTGGAAAATCTATTGGATAATCAAAAAGACATTACTGAATTATATCAGGAACTCTCATATGAAGAACTTACAGGTGTTTTAAACCAATGGTTAAATCCAGAGGCTTCTGAGGAAACTACTACAGAAGAAACTGCGCCAGTATCTGCAGTTGCTGCTGAGTCAGCAAATACTGTTGAAGATGCGAGTGCAGCATTTGATGAGTTGTTCAATAAGTAAATAAAGTATAGTGGGAGCTTTATTGCTCCCACTATTTAACTAGGAGATGTACATGTCAGTTAAAGATGACTTGGCTGGGGTTTTAGCGGATTCCCTAAATAAAAAATTCAAAGATTATAAGGTTGCATATTTCTTAGATGGTGCTCAAGAAACACCTACAGACATAAAAGAGTTTATCTCTACAGGTTCAACAATGTTAGACTTAGCAATTTCAAATCGCCCTAACGGTGGTATTGCAGTTGGTAGGATTACAGAGTTGAATGGTTTAGAAAGTAGTGGTAAATCATTAGTCGGTGCACATCTATTAGCTGAAACTCAAAAGAAGGGTGGTGTAGCTGTTTACATAGATACTGAAACTGCTGTTAGTGAAGATTTTCTTGAAGTCATAGGTGTGGATATCAGTAAAATGTTATATCTACATTTAGAAACTGTGGAAGATATTTTTGAGGCTATTGAAGAGATTGTAACCAAAGTAAGAGAATCAGATAAAGATAGATTAGTAACTATCTTAGTTGATTCATTAGCTGCTGCTACCACAAAGGTTGAGTTAAATGCAGATTATGATAAAGATGGTTGGGCTACTTCAAAGGCTATTGTGATTAGTAAAGCTATGAGAAAGATTACTCAGATGATTGGTAGACAGAGAATAGGTTTAGTATTTACCAATCAGTTAAGACAGAAACTTGGTGTAATGTTTGGTGATCCTTGGACAACATCAGGTGGTAAAGCTCTTCCCTTTCACGCATCAACTCGCATAAGGTTGAAGAACAAAGGTCAGATCAAAGATAGTAAAAAGAATGTAATTGGTATGACTATTCTGGCACAGGTTATCAAAAATAGATTGGGTCCTCCTTTGAGAAAAGCTGAGTTTCCATTGTATTTTGAAAGTGGTGTAGATGATGAAGGTAGTTGGTTACAAGTATTGAAAGAACATAAGATTGCAAAAGTCGGTGGTGCTTGGTATACAATGGAAAATCATAAAGGTGAAGAGGTTAAGTTTCAATCTAAAGATTGGTCTAAACTATTAGAAGATGATGAATTCAAAGCTCATTGTTATGAAATGATTTGTGATAAGGTAATACTAAAATACAATAAAGCTGAATTAGGTATTGATGATGTTGAGATGACAGAAGAGGTTTTGGGTGAGTAATGCTAAGTATCTTTCAATACTTAATGAAATAAAAAACAAAGGCGGTAAATTAGACTCAGAAGAACCTGATGATAAGGTATTGATTATAGATGGTCTGAATACATTTATAAGATGTTTCAGCGCTATACCAACTCTCAATGATGACGGTGCTCATGTTGGGGGAATAGTTGGTTTTCTCAGATCAATCGGATACGCTATTAGAACTATTAGACCTACCCGAACCATATTGGTATTTGATGGTAAAGGTGGGTCTAACCGCCGTAGAAAATTATTTCCAGAGTACAAAGCAAATCGAAATATGTCAGAAAGACTTAATCGGTCTTATGATTTCAATACTAAGGAAGATGAACACCAATCTATGATTATGCAATTAACCAGAGTCATTGACTATTTAGATTATTTGCCAATCACTACGATTACGATTGAGAATATAGAGGCTGATGATACGATGGCTTATGTCACTAAGCAAATACTAAAAACATCTAATATAATTTTGATGTCTACAGACAAAGACTTTCTTCAGTTAGTAAATCATAGAGTATCGGTTTGGTCTCCTACAAAAAAGAAAATGTATGATCCACCAAAGGTGTTAGAAGATTATGGAATACCATCTCACAACTTCGCATTATATAGAGCAATCGATGGAGATAAATCTGATAATATAAATGGAGTGCGTGGTTGGGGATTAAAAACTATTCAAAAAAAATTACCATTTTTGCTAGAAGATAAGATACTTAATATAGATGACATTATTAATGAAGATGAGAAGCTCAAAGAGAGTGAAGAGTTATTGAAAAGAAATTATCAATTAATGCAGTTGGATGAAGTAGATATCAGCGCTTCTGCTAAAACAAAAATAATGGATAAAATTAGAGAACCTATTAATAGGTTAAATAAGTTACAATTTCAGAAAAGATTCATAGAGGATAGATTATTCGCCACGTTGCCGAATATGGATAGTTGGTTGGTTCAATGTTTTGCTAAATTAAATCAAATGGCTGAGAAAACACATGGGAAGAAATCGTAAATATAACTCAGAAGAAGAAAGGAAAGAAGCTCAAAGAAAATGGTCTATGGAATACTATTATAGAAATAGAGCAGTTCTTCAACAAAAAGCTCGTGAGAGATATCGTAGAAAAAAACAAATGGAAATAAAAGAAAAACAAAGAAAAGAATTATATGGTGAGTGAAAATTTTAATCAGTTTGGTCCAACATTCCAATCAAAGATAATTTCGTCTTTATTATCAGACAATAAGTTTATACAAACTATCAGCGACATCTTAGAACCTAAGTATTTTGATTCAGATGCCAACAAATGGTTATCTACAGAGGTTAGTAAATACTTCAATGAGTTTAGAAAAGCTCCTACATTGGAAGTATTGAAAATAAAGATAACACAAATGGATGATGATATTCTCAAAGTATCTGTTATAGAAAATCTAAAAGAAGCTTGGAGAAATATAGAGGCTACTGATTTAGAATTTGTAAAGCAAGAAACATTAGACTTCTGTAAGAATCAGGTTCTTAAAGGTGCTATCGTAGAGGCTGTGGATTTATTAGAACAGAAGAAATATGATGAAATAAAAACCATAGTTGATGCTGCTATGAAAGCTGGTAGTGAAAGAGATTTAGGACATGACTATATCATATCATTAGAAGATAGACTTACAGAGTCGGTTAGGGTAACACAGCCCACACCTTGGGATGCTGTTACTGCAGTTATGGATGGTGGATTGGCTGGTGGTGAGTTGGGTGTATTGGTTGCGCCTGCTGGTATTGGTAAGACTTGGTGTTTACAAGCTCTCGCTGCCCATTTAGTCAAAGAGGGTAAAACTGTTGTTCACTATACCTTAGAGTTAAATGAAAGTTATGTTGGTTTAAGATATGATACTGTATTTAGTGGAACACCAACTGCTAACATAAAGTTCTATCAGGAAGATGTACAGAAAGTTATCGATGGATTAAAAGGTAAATTAATTATCAAATACTATCCTACACGATCTGCTACTGTAAATACATTATCAGCTCATCTCAAACAAATGGAAATTCAGGAAATCAAACCTGACGCGGTGATAGTGGATTATGCTGATATTTTGAAACCTACAACTTTCTATAAAGAAAAAAGACACGCAACAGGTGAGACTTATGAAAATCTTCGTGGTGTTGCTGGAGAGTTTGATATTCCGATATGGACTGCTTCTCAGGCTAATCGTAGTTCATTAGAAGAAGATGTGATTGATGCCACTAAAGTATCAGAAGATTATAGTAAGGTGATGACAGCAGATTTTGTTATGTCGGTAAGTCGTAAGGTTGAGGATAAGATTGCGAATACAGGTAGGTTTCATGTTATCAAAAATAGATTTGGTGTTGATGGAATTACATTTCCTGCGAGTATAAATACTAATACAGGCTTAATACAAGTGCATGAAGCTTCTACTGTAGGTGGTAAAGAAGCGCAAGGTAAAATGGATAATTCAGAGGAGTATTTACGAAAAACTTTATCTCAAAAATATAAAGATATGGGTGGTTTTGAGTGATAAAGATTTCGTATATATTATATTTAATATTGTATAAGGAGTTGCTAAATGGAAAAGTTTACATTATCAGAAAATTTTATAAATAAATATAAGCGGAGAAAAGCTCCGTTTGGTTTCAATGGTTTAGGTGAGTTGGTTTATATGAGAACCTATTCAAGAATAAAAGAAAATGGAAAAAATGAAAGATGGTGGGAGACAGTTCAAAGGGTTGTAGAGGGAACTTATTCAATGCAAATG